ATGCGCGCGCAGATTCAAGCAACCCTGGTCTGGACTCTTTGCGCTGAACCAAATGATTTGCCAAGTGCGACCCATCGTTTTGCCAACCGACACGATGCCTGTACCAAAGCCACCATCAACCATGACAGCATCAGCCTTCTCATCGTCCTCAAAGCGAGCAATAATGTTGGCCATCTCAACGTCGTTATCGTTCTTAGGGAAGGTCGCCAGCTGCTTGTAATACAATCCTTGACGCATGCCAATAACAAACTCGTCGTCGCCTGACCACGATGGGTCAACACCAATGACCTTAGGTGCGAAGTTGTACTGGGTCTTCTTAAGGTAACGGTTCCCAGCCACCTCAACATCGGCCTCGCTGATGAACTGCTTAAACGACTGGGCTGGGAACTCACCAAGGATGCGGACCTTGACTGTGTCCGAGTCAATGCCGTGATCATCAATCATAGCCTGCAAATGTTCCTTGTTGGTGATCTGAACATCACGGCTATCAATCTTGTAAGTCTTCCACCGGTGACGAAACCTGCGCCAGCACTCACGGAAGAAGCCAGTGTTGCGCGTTGGGTTGCCAAAGTTAAACTGCATCGGCTCACCATCAGTCAGGCCACCATCCTGAACATCAAAGATGACATTGGGCACAGCCGAGGCTTCATCGTTCAGATAAAATGATGTGCTGTTGACCGCATGCTGACCGGCGAATGCTTCGCTGTTTTCCTCGCGGCATGTCTGTGCAGTGCAGAACCAAGTCTCAGGATGATCCTTGTGATACGTCTTGGTGGCAGTGGTCACGAACCAATGGCGTGTGATGCACTTCTTAGTCCACTTGGCGATCTGTGCCCATGTCTTGGTCTCAAGCTGAGTGAATGTGTTGGCAGTGACTGTGCCTTGTGCATAAGGACGAGTGCTCATGATCCAGTTGGCCAACCAGCCAGTCATCGCACTCTTGCCAATACCGTGGCCGGACGACACACCAATGCGGATCGGCATGACGGCATCAATGCCGTTGAAGCCACGATCAAGAACCTGATGGCCAAGGTCGTCCAGGAACTCACATGCCCACTTGTCTGGACCCCAAGCAGAGTTGTACTTGCTGGCCCATGGCTCAGGAAGCTTGCACACCTGAATGGATGCATCATTGCCCCAGTCATAGGCATACATGACAAACCCTAATGGGTCAGCATAAAAAAGAGCCATGTCTTCACAGAGCATAACCTCAGGATCATTTGTGTTTGGCTGCAGCACGTCGCCTCCCTTCTTGAATGATCTCAATCAGAGGAGCGTTCATTGATATGTCAGCCTTGATCTGTTGGGGAAGCATCTTGACCCACAGCTTGTAGAATCCCTCAGTGTCACGTTGGCCATATTTGATCAACGCCTCAACCCCACCAATGCCATCGAACGCAGCCTGCAGTGCTTCGGCAACCTCAACAGTGCGTTTGTTCTTAGTGCCTTTGGCTCTGCCAGAATTCGATGGCCGCTTTTCACCCTGCTTGAATTGACCAGCATGTTTTTTGGCTGGCCTCTTCTTGGCTGCTGCCACGCTATTTCTCCACTAATTTAGCGTCGAACAATTATGCGCCAATGCAACAGACAAAGAAACAATATAGAAATTCCCACTTTATATAAAGCCAGAATGTTTTGGGAATTTGAATTCAGCACAACATGAACAGTCCATGGTTCCGGTTCCGAATTTACACACAGTTTCGGAAACCTCCCGGTATTATACTCTTCTCTATAATTCCCTGAAAGTCTTTAAACAAGCTTAAATTCCGAACTCCGAACTTGGGTTTCGTTTGTTAACAATGACTTAGCTTTTTAGGATTTCGCCCATCATTCGGGCAGTTTGAACCAGTGATTCAGCCCATATACGACTTGGTCAATACACCATTCACACTGTCTCGACCATTTACTGGTTCCATTTTTGTGCCGGTGTCGGCCCCACAGTCATGAAAATAGTTTTCAAATGACGTCATCCAAAGCACAGAATCCAATTCCGAACCTACAAGAATGTGCGAAACCACATCATGTTTCGCCATCTGCCGAGCCACCCTGACTTGCGCTGGTCGCAGGTCCCCAGACCACCAGCCATTCTTCATGTTGCCGAACTTCAACTCGATAGGCCACAGCATCTGTTCATGGATGATCATGCAATCAGGCATGCCGACTGAGCCACCAGCCGAGTGTTCAATCCACACCACAGCATCACCATACTGTTTGCGCACCCACCGACGCACATTGGCTTCACTCTTTATCATCAGACATCAAGGCAGGTTGACCATTTTCAAAGTGCACTCTCGTACAGTTTCAGATCCTCTGCATAATATTCAAGGATGCGCTCCTTATGCCAGGGCTCAAGTTCAAGTCGTTTCCGGCCAGGAAAGTAAATGCGCTTCTGCTTATGAACATGGCGCCAGCCAGAAACATCCACATGCTCCCAAAATTTGTCTATGTGCTCAAGCTTGAATAGCGTCAGATCAACCTCTATGAACCCTTTGAGCCATAGGTGCTGAGGTGCGGTATGGCAGTCAAACACCATCTTCTCAATGGCCTGATCAATTGGCCCATGTTGCCTCTGGCGTCCATCCTGCTCATATTGCATAGCACCGCTCACCCATCGCTCGACAGGATGCCGGACCAGGGCTGTATATTCCCACCCAGGATCAAACATCTTCTCCTTGAACCGTTCCCAGCCATTGCGCTTCTCCAACACCTCAGCCATCGTGTTGGTTCCACACTTAGGCACCATCAGGTGCACACGCTCATCCTTCTTGAGTGGTACAAAGCCCACCACAGGTGCCTTTTGGTATCGCCTAATCACATTGGTATCTCCATCAATTCGCTGGGCTTCTTGGTGGCTTCCTTGATCACCTCGATCGGGTCACCGTCAGTACGCTTGGCCTTGTCCCACAGCACTTCATTCATGACCACATTCTGCAACCGGCCATGGATCCTGATGCGCTTGGCCCAAGCCTTGAGCCCTGCCTCTGTCATCGCCTTGCGCAACTCATAGTCAGAGTCAAATACCCTGCCCTGAGAGGCCTGACGCACCCAGGAGACGACGTCCTTCATCGCCATGGCGCCAGCTATGCTACTGTCTGCCAAGCACTCTGCCAGAGCCACCGCTTCAGCTTGTGCCTCACTGCGAGAGCCTTCGATCATCTCTTTCTTGCGCTCGGTCATTGGTGCACGGTCTGCCACACTGACATAATCGCCAAAGGTCTCTGCCCAATGCTTGACTATGCCCAAGCCACCGCCATCAACCCACTTGCGTAGCTTAACGAACTTCTTCTGGGACCATGGGATCTCGCTGACTTCTGGGTAGAACCATCTGCGGTCATCGTTCTCCATCTTCAAGGCACGCATTGAGTTGGAGCTGGCCAGCACATGGCACCAGTTCTCGATGCGGTATTGGCGCATGTATTTCTGATTCACAGTCACATCCCGGTCAGTGATCACCGGCTTGAGTGCGTGGTATGCCTTCCAGCTGTGGCCTGAGTATATCTCGCCCACCACCACCAGACGCTTGTTGGCCATCCAGTCGTTGAAGGCTGAGGAGGCTATGTCACTTTCGCCTGGGAAGCCGACGTTCTGATCACCCACCAGTGGGGCCAGTATGTGCGCACCCAGCGTGGTTTTGCCTATGCCCTGCTTCTCGCTCACCAGCAGCATGCCATAACCCATGCGGATCTCAGGCTTGGCGATGAGTGTGGCGCACCACTTCATGACCTCGTGGCACTCCTGCTTATTGACGAACATGTAGTGCAGGAAATCCTCCCACATCTTGATGTCGCCTTTGACTGACCGCACGCTAGTCGGCACGTGCAGGTTGATGGCTGAGGAGCCTCTGAATGTCACCAGGAGGCCATCGTGATCAGGCCGGTAGCAAATGCGTGTTGACCTGCCCCGATAGGCCTTAGTGATGAGGCGCGACGTCTCTGCGGCATGACTGAATGGAGCCAGCATCTTGTTCAGGATCGGTTCACTGCGGATGATCTCAGGCATCTCAGTGCAGATGAAGATATCTGCCTCCTCCACATACGACCACATGTGCTTGAATGAATCCCGGAGCACCGGCGTCGGCTTACCCTTTTGGTTTGCCATCAGGTCGGTAGCCCACGTGGCTGGGTGCAGGCAGTCGCGCCAGCTAGGTCCCACATAGTGGCGCGCATTGTCTGTATCACCGAACAGGTACTCCGGGAACTCATCAGCCAGATCAAACGCCGACGGCCATTCGTCAGTGAACTGAATCATAAAAGTAGGGCACCTTAGCTGTTGAGAGATCGCCGGCACCGCTGCACGTCCAGGCTCATCGTTGTCCGCTACGATGTATGCCCTTTTGATTCCCATCTTTTGGAGGATGGACCAATCTGTACGGTACGGACTCATAGCCCCACCAATCCAACCTATGTGTGCCGCACCGCTCATCTCCTTGCCCCATGGATGAGCGGCCAGTGCCTTCTTAGCATGGTCCTCCTCCGCATCAATCATCCACTGACAATGTCGTGCTGCCTTGGCACCTTCATGAATGAACACGGCATAGTTATCCTTGAGGCGATCTGCCCCATACAACGGCAGTGGGCCATCTGGCTCGCAGCATCGCCACTGGTCGTCGTCCCAGTATGTCCATGGCACGTAATTCTTCTCGCCGGTCTTGCGCTCGACCCGCACCTGCACAAATACAATCTGACCGGCCTGATCTCTGAATTCGTAGATATTCTCCTTGGCTGCCTCCTTAATCATCTTGGGAGGCTTGACCAGCGAGTGGAGTGGCTTGATGGTGGGCCACTCGATGCCGGCGAATTCCTGTTTAATGGAGGCTTCTTCCAGGTCTGTGGGGTTGTATTCATCAACCGAGCAATTCACCTCACCGTCCTTGTTGAAGCGGATCACTGCCAGGTCTTTCCAGTAGTTGCCGAACTGCTCCCTGATCACTGCTGTCTTCAGCGATCGAGCCTCTGCCCCCACACGTGTCAGGTATGTCCTGACTGATTTTAAATCATCGAGCGACTTGGTCTTCATCAATGTCTCCTATGTAACGGATGCCCTTGATCATGATCATCCGGAAGCCGCCACCACCACGCACCTTGCCCTTAACGGCATAGAGTGCTTTGTTGGTACGACCACGGTCAATGATGTCCTTGCCCATTTTGGGGAACTTCCAGCGATCAATCTTGCCGAAGATGGTGTCAGTGTCGTCGGTCAGCTGCAGGTTGAGGCTGGTGGTCAGGCCATCTTTCACCTCGTAGCCTCGACGTGCAACGAGCACCGTTTCGTTTTCGTCTCGTGGGTTGATCTTGCTCAGGGTGCAGAACACCAGAGCCTCGTAGTCGTCAGCCTCAATCTGTACGTCCTCAATAGCCATGGGCGATGTGTGAATGTTCCTGGCTCCTGGGTCTGGCATCAGTCTCTTGAAGCCATCCCTGATCGGCCACAGTGAATCAATGGGAGTGATTGTGCTTTCCATTAGTTTACGTGCCCTTTCAGGTGGTCTTTCGCCACGCTCACGAGCACCAACGATTGCCGCTACGAGTTTGGGGCCGATGCCCTTGACGTTGCTCAGGGGACCAACCAGGACAGCCTCGCCATCATGCTCACCGATGGTCCATTTCCGGCCGGATCGCTCAGGATCAATAGGCACGTATTTGTACCCTTCAGCGTGCATCTCCCTCAGCATCTGGATCTGGCTGCTGGGATCGCTCTCGTGGGACAGGGTTGCTGCTGCGAACTCGAATGGGTAATGAGCCTTGAGCCAGCAGCACTGGTAGCTGATCATGCTGTAAGCCACTGAGTGGCTCTTATTGAACGACCACGCACCGTATGCGCACAG